ATATTTCAGGGAGTAACAACATCCCAAATAAAGCCGATAATATTATTGCTATTGAAAGGGTGTGGACCCCCGATGGCGGATGTGATGCCATTTTTACAAGCTTGAAAGATAGAGAAAGCGGGCAAAGAAAATGTTTTAAATATCTTTTCAGCAATCAGACGTTAAGGTTTTATAACGATGAACAGGTTAAAGAATCAGTAAAATACGGATGGGAGAAATGATGTGTAAAGAAAATAATATTTGTTCAAAAACTGAGACAATTGGAGTTCACGAGATGAGGGAGTTAATGAAAACGGCTAATCTTTTTAAAAATGGTTTGTCATTTAGAGAATATTATAAAATTATGATTATCTTTGGTGATTGTGGAGACCGAATTTTAAAAGAAAATGGTGAGGAATAAATGATGTATAAAAAACAGGTAGCAGATTATCAACGGTGTACCACGCATGCAGTTAAGAAGATGTACGGGGAAAATTACATCCCCTATCAGAACCGATGGAAAGAGTATGAGGCCCGCAAAGCGGAATTGGCAAAGCTGAATTTAGATTACGAAGCATATGAAGCAGCGGTGAAGATGATTGCGAAGGAGTTGGAGGTATGAAAATCTTATGCGCCTGTGAAGAAAGCCAGGCAGTAACCATCGAGTTAAGAAAATTAGGGCATGAAGCATACTCTTGTGATATTGAGCCATGCTCAGGAGGATTTCCGGATTGGCACTTACAACAAGATGTAATCCCCTTATTAAAAGAAAAATGGGATATGATCATTGCATTTCCACCATGCACGCATTTGGCGGTAAGCGGATCAACGTGGTTTAAACAAAAGATCGCCGATGGCAGACAGCAACAAGGTATTGATTTCTTTAACCTATTCACAAATTTAGATTGCCCCAGGGTTGCAATTGAAAACCCAATCGGCATCATGAGTACAAAATGGCGCAAACCTGACCAGATAATACAACCGTGGATGTTTGGACATATGGAGAAAAAATCCACATGCTTATGGCTTAAAGGGTTGCCAGTGTTAAAGCCTACGGATGATGTAAAAGAGGAAATGATAAAGCTACCTGAAAACATTCAGCAAAGAATACATTATTTGCCGCCTGGACCGGATAGGGCAAAATTAAGATCAAAGACTTTCAGCGGAATTGCGAAAGCGATGGCGAACCAGTGGGCGGGGGCAGCCGATGGAATATGAGTTTTTTATCCCAGGAAGATTGCCGGGGTTAAATGAATAATAAGTGTTGACTATTACAATTAAATGATATATAATGATACTAGAAAGGAGTTGTTGATATGTATTTAACGTTAAAAGAATTGTCGGTAGAATTAAAAATGAGTCCAAGCACAATCAGAAGCCAAATTAAAAAAGGGATGCCAAACATAAAAATGGGCAGAACTTATAGATTTATTCTGGCTGATGTTGTCGAATGGTTTAAAAAAGAGAAGTGAGGGTAAGAATGATAAAAGAGGGAATATCTTATACTAAGATTTATTCCGTATGGAGAAATATGAAAAAGAGGTGTAACTGCAAAAGTGACCCAATTTATCATAATTATGGTGGGCGCGGGATATCCGTTTGCGATGAATGGTCTCGTTATCCAAAAAAATTTATAGATTGGGCATTGAAAAACGGTTATAGCGCAGGGTTGCAAATTGACAGAATTGATAATGATGGAAATTATGACCCTAGAAATTGTCAATTTATAACACATGGAGAAAACAATGCAATAGGAAAACAGCGAAGAAAATCTAATAATAAATCTGGTTATGTGGGGGTTAGTTGGGACAAGGAAAGAAAAAAATGGAAAGCTCAAATTTATGAAAATAAAAAACGAGTGTGTATAGGGCGATATGATAAAAAAGAAGATGCAATAACCGCTAGGGCAAATAGAGAAATAAAATATTTAGGCGAACGGAAAACAAATTTATTATTCAAGATTGAGGATAGTATATGAAAAAAATAACAATCGTAGTGGACGATGTTCCACCATCAAACAACAAATTTATTGGACGAAACAACCGCTGGAGCTATCAGGAATATAAGCGTGCATGGAAAATATTAATGAGATCAGGAATGAAAGACATTCCCAAAAAGCCAATTGAAAAAGCAAAAGTGCATATCAATTACATATTTCCGACTAGGACCAGACGCGACCCGGACAATTTTAGCGGTAAGTTAATTCTTGACCCGTTAGTACAATATGGCATCATCGTTGATGATAATTTCAGTTGTATTGAACTTTCATTATCGGCAAAATACGAAAAAGGGGTTAAGCAGACAACCGTTACCGTAACAGAAATATTGAGTATACGGTTAAAAGAGATTGAGTAGGGGTATAGCCAGATTAAACCGTAAATAGGTGTATTGACAAAGGTTCGATATTAAACCTCTTAAATGGGTGATAAGGAGAAAAAAACGAATGAATGATAAGACAGTGTATTGCAAGCGCAAGTGCAAAAACACGTTATGTTACAAAAATGCTAAATTCGTGGATTTACGGGATCAGCCGAATCAGTGGAATGAGTATGTGGATTGCAAGGATTACAAGGAACCAGGAGGGGTGAAAAATGATAGAGAAAAAATGTAAAGATTGTTCTAACACGAGATATACATATACATGCACCGTATGTTATAAGCACGATAGGTGGAACCCAATTAAAGAAGATAAGGAGAAACCAATGAATTACATACCGGAGATTGCAAAAATGTTAGGGGTTGAGATTGGGGAGGAGTTTAATATATTATCAAATAATTTTAATCTTGCATTTGGCCCATGGAAATTAGTTGAAAATAATTTGGTAAATTCACAAAAGGATAGCAATAATGCTATAATTGGGCATTTGATAACAGGACGATATACCATCCAAAAACTACCATGGAAACCTAAGCATGGAGATATTTTTTATTATGTTAACGAACTTGGAAATATAGAGTGGTATAAAATGTCTAGCCATAGCGCTGAATATTATTTTTATAACGCTAATAACTGCTTCAAAACATCCGAAGAAATTACACTAGACATTATTGCAAGAGTGCTGAAAGAAATGAAAGGGCCATACGATGAAAAGTGACTACCCAATCAGTTTCGAAAAATGCGGTTATTGTTTTTGGCGGTGGCAGGGATGCAGTTATTTAGACGATGGCGTTTGTATTAAATATTTGAAAGAAGGTAAGTAAATGATCAATCAAAAACCAATTGTAGCCAATGTGAATGTCTATGGTCTAGAAGAATCAATTATAGCGGCTAAGTTTCCTATGAGCGTGGATGTTGACAGCCTAAACGCTGATGTCACAAATGGTATCGAGAAAATGGCACAATGCAAGCCAGCGACGGGGCATGACCAATTTTTAACAGGAATCACCGTCCAATTTGATCTTAACTGTACCTTGAAAATGTGGATTGAAGCTGAGAGGTACCGATTCTTATATTTTGTAAGTAGTCAATCAACCATGCACCGGATGTGCAAATTCAATCTTGATGATTCATTTAATGAGTATGTTATTCCTGAAATTATTGAGATTATGAAAACAGCAGTTAAAAATTACAATCTTGTGTGTGAAATATACGGGGAAGATAGCGGTGAAGCAAAAGAAGCCTATTTGCGTGTTTTATATAACAACCCAGCAGGATTTATCTTAACCGCCAGAATGACGACCAATTATAGGCAATTAAAAACGATTTATCAGCAACGCCGTAATCATCGGCTTCCTGAATGGCGTGAGTTTTGCAAATGGGTCGAAACTTTGCCAATGAGCCACTTTATCACCGGCAAAGAAAATGATTGAACCTGAAACCATCTATTGCAAATGGGAGTGTAAAAATCTGAAATGTCGGCATAATTGCTATAACATTGATGTGCGGGATGCTCCCCACGTTTGGGCAGAGTTCGAGGGTTGCAAAGATTATATTGGGAGAGGGAGTATATTTCATAATGAATAATGGTGAATTAATTGTATTATTTAAAAATGGGCAAAAGTTGGTTATTGATGATTACAGCCGATTGAGTGCGGAATCGTTTTCAGATATTTTTCAAAAGTGTAATGCACAACGTTATTTCTTATTCAAAAAAGATTTTTATTATTATAACCATATTGGCGGGTTATTTGTGCTGAATATGAAAGACGTATTATCCTTCGTATGGCGTGAGGTGGGACAATGATCTATATCTTGCTAACAGTATTATGCGTTTTAATCTATGGGTATCTGGTTTATGATATTAATAAATATGGTGACGACCAATGAGCCGTCCAGGAGAGGGGCAACCACCCCTCCATATCAAGCTTAAAGAGTTTCGGACCATGTTAGGGGTAACCCCATTAGAATTAGGCATCATGTGTGGGCTTCACGTTGATATTATCCGCAAAATAGAACGGGGTCAAGCGTATTCATGCAATACCGTTCTTCATTTGTGCGAGACGTTCGGCGATTATGATTTCAAGCGATATGTGGTTTATCATCATTGTGTGGTTTGCGGGGGTTCATTTGTTCCTAAAAATCCCAAACAGAAAACGTGTTGCCCTAAATGTTCAGCAATCCATCAAGACAATAATATCCGGGAGTGGGCGCATAAGCACGGCGGGCCGAAATATGAACCGGCAACGGAACTGCGACCAAAGCGGAAATATAAAAAACAAGACAAAATGCCAGTTGTTAACAAGGAACCCCCGTTATTTTCAACTTCCATGGTTGAGGATATGGCAAGAAATGAAGGGGTGTCATACGGTATGGTTAGCGCAAGAGGGAGGCTATGAACCTATTCTTTCAATTATTTCCAGACGCTGAATGGTTGATCGCCAGCGCGGTCTTGTTGTCAGTGGTATTGATTATTATTAAGGCGAATCAATGGGTAAAATAGTTTATGTATTATTGGCCATTGCTAATTTGATGGCGTTGAGTTTTATTGTCTGGTTATTTAATTAAAATCCTTATAGTTTAATATTAAAAACAATGTTATAATCAAGGTATGACATAGTCATAAAGGCGGTTTACCGGGGCATCTAGCGTCCTGCATAAACCGCCAATTTATCAGGCATCTTTTCGATGTCTATTTGCATATCAAAATCTTTTTAAGGAGGTGGCATTAAGTGACAGACAAACAAAAACATTTTGCGGATGAATATTTAATTGATCTTAATGCCACCCAGGCAGCTACAAGAGCTGGATATTCGCCAAATGGATTAAATAAGCGTGTAACAAGAATGATGTCAAATGATGGCATTCAAGAGTATATTAAAAGTAAAATGGCTGAAAGATCCGCACGAACAGAGATAACTCAAGATATGGTGCTTAAAGAATTGGCGCACATTGCGTTTGATGATATCAGTAATTATTTAGAGTTTAAAACAGCAGAATCCGTCATTGAATATAAGGACGGGAAACCGATAATTGATTACAGGACAATAATTAACATGGCAGACAGTAAAGACATAGATACCCGGAATATATCGGAAATATCCCAAGGGCCGAATGGGACTTTTAAGTTTAAGTTATATTGCAAAGACAATGCACTTGTCCAAATAGGAAAACACCTCGGGATGTTTACTGATAAAGTTGAGCTAACCGGTAAGGACGGGGGTGTGATTGAAATTGACAGCCCACGCGAACGCATCGCAAGCAGAATGCTTATCCTTGCTTCCAGAACCGCAGCGCATAAAGCTGATGGAGGATCTGACAAATGATGAACTCAGACAGTTAGAATTTGATTGGAAGTTTTGGGCAAGAAAAAACCAGATGGCACCGCAAGACCCCTGGATTACCTGGCTTATATTAGCCGGGCGGGGGTTTGGTAAAACAAGAACTGGAGCCGAACAAATAAGACAGTGGAAAAATGAAGGGTATAAACGCTTTTCATTAATAGCAAAAACCCCAGCAGAGGCCCGTGACGTTATGATTCAAGGTGAATCGGGGTTGTTGGCATGTTGTCCGTCATGGGACATGCCACTGTATGAGCCATCAAAACTCAGGGTAACGTGGAGTAATGGGGCGGTCGCTTCTATCTACTCAGGGGAAAACCCGGAACAGTCACGAGGTGGGCAATCCGAAAAAGCATGGTGCGATGAAATAGCAAAGTACCGCTATCCACAAGATGCACTGGACAATATTATGTTTGGTTTACGATTGGGTGATAATCCTCAAATTGTGATAACCACGACACCAAAGCCGATTAAAACAATTAAAGACTTAGTAAAAGATAAAGACACGATTTTAACAAAAGGTTCCACTTATGATAATATTGGTAACTTAGCAGAGGCTTTTGTTAAGACCGTTATTAAGAAGTATGAAGGCACACGATTAGGGCGGCAAGAGTTACACGCCGAAATACTGGACGATAACCCCAATGCCTTATGGCGGCGGGCTGACATTGATAATTCACGATTGAGTGAGTTTCCAGAGTTGGTACGGATAGTGGTAGGTGTTGATCCAGCCGTAACGAGTGGCGACAAGTCCGATGAGACAGGAATCGTTGTAGCCGGAATAGACCGCAATGAGCATGGTTATATCCTGGATGATAAGACATTAAAGGCAAGCCCGGACAAATGGGCAAGAAAAGCGATTGAGTGCTATTACAAGTGGGAAGCTGACCGCATCATCGGTGAAGCCAATAACGGCGGTGACTTGATCGAGTTAGTTATCAGACAAGTAGACAAGAATGTATCATATCGAAAAGTAACAGCCAGTCGGGGTAAGTTGATTAGGGCTGAACCCATAGCGGCATTATATGAACAAGGACGTATTCATCACGTTGGTTATTTTGGAGATTTGGAAGATCAATACTGCGAATGGCAACCCGGGGAAAAATCCCCTAATAACATGGATGCGGCAGTGTGGGCATTAACAGAATTATTTACAAAAAATAACATCGGATTCATAAAAGTAAGGAGGTAATATATGCTGACAGATTTAACATGGCTTCAAACTGGAAAATCGTTTCCACCGGAATGTGAGCGTGAGAGAATAGAAAAATACCATCACAATAAAGAGTTATTCGAGTGCGAACACAGCGAAGTTTATAAACGACAGCTTAAAAGAATCGAACGGGTTATTGGCAATTTCGAAGACGTTGTATCTTTTGCCGTACCAACTAACTTTCAGAAATTAATTTCACTCAAAACAGCTGACTTATTACTAGGCAAAACACCAAAAATCACGCATGAGAAAAGCCAACCGGCATTAGACTTAATCGTTAAACACAGTAAACTCCACGAGAAAACAAACCCCATGGCGGCGATTGATATTTCACGTTATGGCGATGGCTTATTATTTGTTCGCAAACAAGACACCTATGGTGTGGTTGATATTACTCAGCCGTGTAATTGGTTTCCCATTGTGAGTGATGATAATGTCCAGTCAATCCAGATGCACGTTTTAGCATGGTGTGTGGGCGAAAAAGACGATTATAAACTAAAGGTCCAGATCCACCATAAAGGATCTTACGATACCAGAGTGTATAAAATGCTCAATGGCAAGATCGGAGCGTTGATCGAATGGAGTCTTGCGCCAATCCAGACCGGCTTGACCGACTTTGCTGTGATTCAAATATCAAACGTCATTACCTCCGACCGTGTGACCGGGTATGATGATTATACCGACATTGACGGGTATGTGTCCGAATATATGGTGAGGATTGGGCAAATAGACCGGATACTCGACAAACACGCATCTCCCACAATGTGGGGTCCGGCTAGTGGATTGGAGCAAGACCCCATTACCGGAGGGTATACGTTTAAAGCCGGTAATTATGTAGTGGTTGATTCAAAGGATGATCCGGTGCCAGGCTACATTACATGGGAGGGGCAATTAGCCGCTAACTTTAACCAATTGGACCGCTTAATTAAACTCATTTACTTATCATCCGAAATGGGTGGGGCGGTGTTAGGTGATTTATTATCAGCCGGTTCTATTACCTCTGCGGAGCAATTACGATTAGCCCATAATACGGCACTGGCCAAAGTGGCCCGGATTAAGACCCATTTTGACCCGGCGTTAAAACAGGCACTAGCCCTTGCTTCTCAATTGGGTGGCGTGGTTTTGAAAGAAGAAGAAATATCCATTAACTGGTTTAATCAGTTACCTGTTGACCCTAAAGTTGAAGCGGAAACGATGCAGATCAGGACGGGTGGCAAGGCGACGATAAGCCAATTATCAGCCATTAAAATTATGAATGACACTGATGATGACGGGGCCGATGCTGAACTTGCAAAGATACAAGACGATGAAACGATGGCAAGTCCGATGCAAGCGCCTCCGATGGCGAACCAGCCGGAGGGCGGGCCGGATATAGTTAAAGAGATATTGAAGGAGTAACTGAATGAAAATACAGATAACATCTGAACTTAAAGGGGCTGGAAGTGCGGTCATGCTAATTGATGGGGTGGACGTATCTCATTTTGTAACAAAAGCAACTATTGTTTTTGATGCAGGTTCAATGCCGATAATTGTATTTGAAATGGTACCAGATGAAATCGAAATAGACAGCGAAGCGATAAAACAGTTTAGAGAGGTTTAACATGGCTAGAGAATCAGTCGTCACCCCGGCCATTCAAAAATTAATCAAAACCTACCAAGTATCCCAGCAAAACATTATCAATATGATTACCATTAAAGAATTAAAAGGCAATTCCACCTGGTACGCTAAAAACCTTTTATTATCCGTCACTCAGGAACTTGACCTACTCGATAAATTTACCTTGAAATGGATGAACGAGGAAATACCGAAAGCGTATGGGCTAGGCATTGACACCGCTTATCAGGCGTTTCGGGATGCCGGGCTTGACGTTGCTAAAGTGCAGGCATCACAGAAAGTGGTTAAGCTATTAGTGGATAATGCGGTCGGGAATTTACAGGATGCTACTCAGTATGTAGGGCGACGGATACAAGATGATTTAAGGCAGGCGGGGTTGGATGCCATTGCCCAGAAATTAAGTAGCGGGGAAACGGTGAGAGCAACGCAGGCTAACCTCATGAAGATGATGTCCGATAAGGGCATTGTGGCGATAGTTGATAAGAACGGGCGTAACATTAATTTGGATAGTTATGCGGCGATGGTAAGCCGCAGTACAACCGCAGAAGCAACGAATACGGGGACAATACAAGAAACAACTGATTTAGGAAATGACCTTATGCAAATAACAACCACATTCACAACTTGCGCCTTATGCGCTCAATATGAAGGAAAAATATACTCAGTGTCCGGAAAAGATAAAAGATATCCAAAACTAAGTGAAGCATTCTCATCAGGGTTTAATACAATTCATCCTAATTGCACCCACAGAATCACGAGTTATTGGGAAAAATTAGATGAGAACGCAAAAGAAAATAGGGCAATGTCCAATAAACCGTTTGAAGCAAAGGATAAGAAAGCATCCATCGACCGTTACAACGCACAACAAGCAGATAAAGCCGTTAGGCGACAAGACCGGTCTAATTGGGAAAGTGATAGATTGAATAAGCCAGATGAAACAGCAAAATCATTCTCTGCTTATCGGGCTAAATTAAATAAGGAACGAGTAGCGACCATGGTCGATATGAAACCAGATGTTATTAGAACGCCGAAATATAAAGCAGAGCCGATCATCAAGCAACATATTGAAACCAATTTGACCGAGGATTTCATTAGTAAAATTGATGAAGGCGAAAACACATGGTGGAGATGGCAAGATAAAGAATACGAGGTTGGCGATAAGAGTTGGGGCATGGTTTATGGTTCCGAAAAAGAAGCAAGACAGGCCTATAAAGATTTGGGGTTAAACCCAGATGATGCAATTCTCCAAGGGAAAAGCGCAATGGACACTTTTGATGGAGTTATGAATTTTTCAACTTCATTTGACGACCATCATGTTTTATTGGCGTTCGAGGGTTCTGACACATTGGCAGTAGGACACGATAATGAATTTGTTGTAAATTATGTTAAAACATTGGGATCATTCAAATATGATGATGCAATAAAAATGGCTGAAAAGAGATACCAAGAATCTGTAAAATCAATTAAAATTAAAAAGATTCCTAAATTTGAAAAGATATTAAAAGAGCTGAAAACAAGAGCTTTAATTGTTGAGTATGATAATTATAACGATGAAAAGTTTAAGTTGATGGGTCGCTATTGGCAAGATTGGTACAAATATTATCTAGAAAAATATGGAAGATACAGCATTAAATAAACCCCAGTAATTTAACTATGAAAGGGCGTGGCATTATCTCGACCTAAACAAGTCGTTAAACTATTTATAATTTATAAGCCGTACAGGCTCTAAAAGGAGATATTATGACCACTAAAAAACACATGAACCTACAACTTTTTGCTGAACCAACACCACCAGATGGTGGGGAACCAAACGAACCAGAAGTAATTGAACCCACGGCTGAACCAACGCCGGAGAAAACCTTTACCCAACCTGAACTTGACACCTTGATTAAAGACAGGTTAGCAAGGGCCACTAAGAATCAGCCGACTAAAGACGAATTAAAGGCGTTTAAGGCGTACCAAGATACACAGAAAACCGAAGCTGAAAAAGCGGTAGCCAACCAGTTAATTTTAGATGGATTAACAAGCGTGGCAAACAACAAATTGATAAGAGCGGAGATTAAAAACTTAGACGGTTATGATACTAAACTTTTATCCCGATTAATTGACCGATCCACAATAACCGTGGATGATTCAGGTGAGGTGTCCGGAATTACCGAACAATTAGCGTCGCTTGAATTAGAATTTCCGATGATTAAAAAACAATCCGCTTCTATTGGTGGAGCAAACCCACCTAGTGGGAACGCCACCACCAAAGCACAGACAGAAATGGACGAACTACGAAAAGCAATGGGGCTACCCCCCAAATAAAACTAAGGAGAATTAAAACATGGCAAACTCAATTGCATTAATAACTAAATACATTCCGTTACTGGACGAGGTTTATAAGACCGGAGCATTAACATCCACCATTGACGGCAAAACAAAACCATCATTCGCCGGAGCGAACACGATTAAGATCTTCAAGACCTCTATGCAGGGCTTAGCTAATTACAGCCGTAACTCCGGTTTTGTATCAGGCGACATTACTGCTACATGGGAAACATTAACCCTTGCTCAAGATCGTGGGCGTCAATTCCAACTGGATAACATGGACGATGAAGAAACAGCAGGTTTAGGTTTTGGCACCGTGGCATCTGAATTTGTCAGAACTCAGGTTACCCCGGAGGTTGATGCTTACCGTTTCGCAAAATACGCTGGAACCGCAGGAATTGGAACCGTGGCCGGTGCAGCATTAGCAACAGGCGCAGCCGTATTGGCAGCCATTGACAATGCCACTGTTAGCTTAGATGATGCGGAAGTGCCCTCCGATGGACGTGTATTATTTTTAACCCCAACCTGCTATAACCTGCTAAAAGGTCAAGCGGCTACCCGTTTTGCAACCATGCAGGATTCTACTATTAACCGCAACTTTAATCAATTTGATAACATGAAAGTGGTTATGGTACCACAAACCCGGTTCTACACTCAGATTGATTTAGTAGCCGGCGCAGCAGGTGGTTTCATTAAAAATGTAGCAGCTGGTAAGAATATCAACTTTATGATTATCCATCCTTCGGCAATCGTACAGGCCGTTAAGATCAATCAGCCACGCGTATTTGCACCTAAAGACAATCAGACCGCTGATGCCTGGAAATTTGATTTACGTTTATACCATGATGCGTTTGTTTTGGATAATAAAACGGCTGGGATCTTTTTGCATAAGGCAATCGTTTAAACATTAGAGGAGTTTATCTCCTCTTTACTATTAAAGAGAGGTGGTATAGATGGCTCTAGTTGTAAATGAAACATCGTACCTCACACAAATAGAGGCTACGCAGTATATAACAGATCATTACCCATCCACTGATGAAAAGCTGATAGCGTGGAACTTACTATCCACGGGCGACAAGGACGCCTATTTGCGCAAGTCAGCACAGACAATAGATAAACAGCCATTAATCGGTTATAAAGCCGTATATGCACAGCCTATGGCGTTTCCAAGGCGTATACGTTCATATGACCCGTCACTACAACAGTTTATCCCAGAGGTGGTGGCCCCTGATGCCGTTAAATGGGCTCAGGTTGAGCTAGCACTGGAGTTAATGACCGGGCCTAATGAACGGGCACAGTTACAGCGGGAGGGCGTTAAAAGCTTTTCTGTTGGCAATTTGTCCGAGAGTTATGGAAGTGGTAAAAGCATGGCCTTGCCGTATGAGGTGATGCAGTTGCTTAAGCCTTTTCTAGCCGGATCAGTGGCGATTAAATGATAAGAAATTACTTAAACCAAACTGTTATATGGGGTAGAGCCGGCCAACCGAACGAGTACAACGAGGTTACATGGGCAAACACCAACATCAAAGGCCGTAAGCAATCGGGGTTTAAACTGATTCGTGATGCTCAGGGTGCAGAAGTCGTTTCCAGTACCATGATTATAACAGAAACTGTTGTTAGTATTGGCGACCTGTTGGATGGTGACGAAGTAATTGTGTTAAATCCAGCAATTGATTTGAATGGGAAAAGGTTATGGGATGAAGTTTATCTCAAATAGGAGGGCAACATGAAAACAATTATCGGCGTATCTAAAAAAACAGGCGATGGCGTATTTATTGACGTTGTCGGCCTTGAAGATTTAGACGCCATATTAAAGAATATTCCAGAGATGGCAAAAGAAGCAGCCCGTAAGGAACTGAAAATATCGTTAGCTGATTTAAAAGGGAAATCGCAAAGGTTATGCCCGGTCAACAAAGATCCACTTGCCAGAGAACATGGATTAGAACCCGGAGCACTACAAGCCTCTGCGTTTTATGAAACAGGATGGAATGGGAATAATTTAGAAGGTACAGTGGGTTTTCAAAAAGAATATGCGTTACGCCAACATGAAGAACTTGATTATCAACATGATACTGGGCAAGCAAAGTACCTTGAAGAACCATTTAAGGCCAATGTAGGGCAATACACCAACAACATAGCGGATGCCATTAAAAAGGCGATGCCATGAGCTTAACAACAGAAATAAAAGCTTTATTGTCCACCATCCCCGCTGTTTATATCGGGTCATTACCCGCTACACCAAACGACGTTGTAGGCATTTACAATACCGGTGGATTCCCACGAGGCCTAACAGAATCAAAGATTGAACAGTCGACCTTCCAAATACGGGTAAGAAATGCCAGCTATGGAGCCGGTGAGGCGTTATGCAGTACGATTGACGAACTATTGCATGGCCATAATATCAATGCCGTACGCCTGATTAAAAATATGGGTGGTATTAATGACCTGGGCAGAGATGCCAATAACCGGGCCGAGTTCACTATGAACTATCAAACAATAATTATAAAATAAAGGAGAAATTATATGAGCGCAAATATAGCTTTTGGTACTCAATTTTCATGGAACGGCAACCATGTTGCCGATTTAACAAAAATAAACGGGGTAGAAGTTACTGCTAAAACCATCGACGTAACCACCCATGATTCAGTGGGCGGGTATACACAGGAAATACCAGGTCTTAAAACAGCCGGAGATATCAGCATTGAAGGTAATGCCATGGTTACAGACACATTAGGGCAAATGGCCATGA